CGAGCGAGGCAGACGAGGCATGGTAGAAAGCACGACAACGGGGACCAGTGTACCCACCGGCAGACCAATTACCACCGGCAACCACAACGTATGCCGAGCCGTACTGTTGCCCTTTTGCTCCGGAGCCGTCAGGACTCGACCAACCTGAGCCGCCTCCTCCGATTAAGCCCTTAGTAAATTGCCATTGGAGGCCGCAACCCTCCTCAATAAAGTATTTAGAAATCATACGTTTACCGGCCGTATCTGAGTGTCCCCCTGTTGTATCCGGAGACGGTTGAGCGGCACCGGCTACGGCTGTCTTATAATTCGACATATCCATACATACCGAAAATTCATCTTGTCCTATCATCTCTGAGGATACGGTAAATAAATCCTCAACAAAGTCATGATAAGTTCTTGTATGAGTTCTTGTTGCTCCATATACTGAGCCTGTTAATGAGCCTGTACCGGAGTTATTATATATAAAACACCATTTACGTAAAACATCAACGTATGCTTTTCCGGCGTTACCTCCATTTGCTTTAAAGTTATAAGCCCAAACTGAGTTAGGGATAATATCCCCGGCGTCATAACCGGCCGCCGGATGATCCGCTTGAGGAGCATTAGCGGCCGTTACTCCTACACAAAGAGTATGAAAACCGCCTAACTTACGAGATGTGTACTCGTCATAGTCAGCCGGATATGTAGAGTTTAGAGATACTTTCCACTCAAATACCTCATTAACGCTATCCCAACAAAGATATATGTAATAATCTTTACCGGCCGTTAATGCTGAGCCTGTATCTAATGCTGATACGACATCAAGAGTAACATTATTCTTTTGTATATAATATTTTTTGGTTGAGTCCTGTAACTCTAACAAAGCAAATACCGGGCCTTTAATTATAACCTTTTGATGTTCTGCTCCGGCATTTGTAATAAACGGAGTATTATAAGCCTCAAAAGATTTTAACGGGATATTTACTAATTCTCCCCCGTCATTTGTCGCCCATGATGTTAAGTTTTCAGCCTCCGGAAAACTATCAATAAAATTAGACACATCCGTAAATAGAGCCACCGCGTCATTAGCGGCCTCCTCAGCCCTATCGGCGTCATCTGAGGCGTCCTCTGCCGCTTGAGTGGCCTCATCCGCTTTATCTTTTGCCGTTTGTACTGCCTCCTCAAGTTCGTTAATCTTTTCAGCCGCCTCTTTTACAGTTTCTATTGTGTCGTTAATATCACTCTCAAAAGTTTCAATTTCATCCTCAATATCATCCTTATAGTCGGCTAAATCCCCGTCAATCGCGTCTTTATAATCTTGCATATCTTGATTAACGCTATCTTTAAAATCTTGTATTTCTTGTTTTACGTCATAGTTTTCGAGGCCGTCTCCGTCCTCATTCCATGCTAAAACATTATTTGCTACCGGTACCGGTAAATCTGTACTGATGTCTCCATATACAGGCTCGCCCTCCTCCATACTCATATCAGCAAATTCCGGAATAGCGATACATCTGCCTATTGCCTCTTGCAACTGTTGAGAAATCATACAAGCCCTATCAAGAGCATTTTCGAGGGTTTTCTCTACATACTCCGTATCAACCGGAATATTAGCCGGCTGAGTAATATCTATTACCCTGTATATTCCGGCTTGTTGTTCAACCGTAGGAGCCGTAGTAAATGTTACAGTACCGCCCTCTCCAACTTTGTTAATCGTTACGGAATAATCCGTATTAAGTGTTAAGGGATCCCCCATTTCTCCCGTCTCTTTTACAATTTTATAAACCTTTAAATCGGTTTCTTTAAAAATTTTAAAAGAGAAATCAAAAGCAACGGTAGAGCCGTCCCCGTCTTGTAATGTTTTGTTTGTGTTACTCGTTACCGACATATTGACCTCCTTTATTCGTCATCCTCGTCATAGTTATCCTCATCATCATCTTTAGCCTTACTGCCTCCTTTTTTCTCAATTACATAAGGAGACCAACCGGCAAATAGTTTTATTAAATTACCGTACTCGCCTTTTTCTGCATACTTAGGCCCTTTATCGCTAAAGTCGATAACAGGCTTTAAGTTGATACCGGATAACGGCGCTACTTCTTTTGTCAATGTTAAAATACATTCCCAAACATCCTCAGCCTCAATTTCCTCCGGCTTAATCTTCTTAAATGCTTTTTCTATACTTTGAAACGGTTTCATAAGAGCCGTATCAAAGTTTCCAAAATTATCAACCTTTTTACCGTTTACTCTCATAGCGGCCCAAAATGCCGTACTCAATAAATCCCCTACAATCGGATAAACATTAAACGGGCCTAAAACTGTTGCTCTTAATTGATCGTCATCATCCCATGCCATACCGTTTGTAATGAACTGTACGAGGTTAGGGAGTATGATGTGCATAATAGCAATAGTCTTAGCGGCTTGCGCTATGTCCTCTTTTCTACCGCTTACGATAGCGTCTCTTATCGCATGTAATTCAGCCCTCGCCTGTTTCATCTGATCGGATGTAAACATAACCAAAGCCTTTTGAAATACGTTATTACTTCTCTGCCATGCTGATAATTGATCTACATGTCCGGATTGTTGATATTTGTCAGCGGCTCTCTCAAAGGCCTCCATAGCCATTTTCTCACTACCGGTATTCTTTAAGGTACTTTGGTAAACCGTCCAACCGCCCATTATAATACTCCATTTATCCCCAAATTGAGTAAACCAAAACATCCATTGTCTCAATCCATGCATTTTGGTAAACAAGTGGAATTGATTAGAGCGCATTAAGTCTCTCATCTCCATACTCAAAGCGTCAGCCCTATCCTTTAGAAAATCCGATTTAGATAATGTCTCAACCGCCCTTTGAGGATTTTTAAAGAAATCAGCAAGTCCCATAGCAAAATCTTTAGCGGAAATATCATTAGCGAAAACTCCGATAGCCGTCATCTGCTTTAACGCTATCTGAGCCTTAATACCTAATAAACCTCCCTGTAAATATGTTCTATATTTATTAAGGCCTCTTAATTCCGCTCTTGCCGTCTCTATGCCGTCTCTCTTTATATCGTTTATAAATTGATCTACGACTCCTAAAATACTGTCCCCGTATTTATTTATAATTTTGTCCCTAATTTCTTTATTCTTAAATATCGTATCCATGTCAGTAACGAGGCTATCCATAGCGATAAAATGCTCATTTTGGGATATATGATCCGCTAAACATATCATATCGTTTTGTGGAGCAATAGCCGTCTTAACATTGGTACGGGCTTTATATGATGACGGTTGCATACTTAACCGGAATAATACCTCATTCCTCCAATCATAACCGTCCTGTATTTCTTTTGAGGACCTTTTGATAGGAGAATAAAACTCATTAGCCGGCATATCCATACCGTATTTTTCTCTATAAAATTCATTAGTATATTTTCCGTACTCTTTATAAAATTGTAACTGCCAATCAGCAAAAGCCTTATCCTCCGGAGTTAAAAACTCATTGATTAGACTTTGAGTTGATTTTTGAGTAGCCGATACATCCTCATCAAAAGTATATTTATTACCCTCAACAAAAGACTCTCTAAGTGTAGGATCTTTCATTTCCATGTAAAGTTTACGAGCCTCAGCCCTACTCATCTGTAATGTTACGGTTTCGCCGTCTTGATTTACGTATTCTCCGACATCAACTATAACCCCGTCCTCATTACATTTTTTCAAAAACTGTCTATCGTTTTTAAGTCCGTAAATATTTTTAAATGACTCATTAACTTTTTTAGTAGCCGTCATAATGCCATGTATCTTTTTCATTTTAGCCGGGAATATATCTAACATCTTTTGTAATTTATGGGCTTTATCATCTAAAGACAAAGTGTGCATTAAGCCCTCCCACCCGTCAAAGGTATGGCCTAATGTTCTCAAAAATTGAGAGAATACTTTTTTAAATCCCGGAGCCTTACGATCGACTACAATCTCTCCGGCGTCTCCCTCGATAGATTCTATAGCCTCGGATACAATTTGCTCTTTATGTTCTCTCTTAGCCTCTGCTTTTAACTCAGCCGCTACTTTACCGTCCACGATTAACATTTTAAGCATACGGGCCAACGGTAATAAATCCTTAGCCGATTTTTCATTTAAGCCGCTAAAATTATACAAAGCCCTAATTTTAGATATTTCATCCTCTGTTAAATCTCTATCCTTAGCCTCGTCAAAAATTTTCTCAATTTCAGCATAAGCCTCCTCAGTTGTTAATCCTGTTGCCTCTTTGATATTATCCAAAACTTTTTGTATATCCGCCGTAAATTTACCTACCGGAGTCTTACCTCCCTTTTTAGGTTTAGCCTGTTTCAAAAGTTTATCAATATATTTCAATGCGCCTTTTTTGTTAGCCCTCTCCTCTAACTCTCCGATTTTTTGTATAAGGCCCGGTAAAGCCTTTTGTAATTTTTCTTGAGAGTTAATATCCCTCAACGTAGTTAAAAATTTTGCCTTATCACTATTAGGCATATCAGAATTTTTAATAAGTGAAAGAGCCGTATTTTGTACGTCTCTAATTTCCCTACGAGTTAATCTCGCTCCTGTTTTTAAAGCATTAGCGATAGCCCTCATAGTTCTTTTCAAAGCCCCTAAGCGTTGGTTTTTATATTGTTTAACAGACATATCAATTTGTCCGTTTTCATCAATAACACCCTCACTTAATCCGGCTCTTTCCTCATCTAAGGCCGCTCTCTTTTCAGACAGAGTATCAGCCTCTTTAATAGCATTTTCCACGTCCTCATTTAAGGCCAAACGCTGAGACTCTAAATCTTTTATATTATTTTGTAGAGCCTTAATCGTTTTCTTATTTTTAGCAATAGTGGTTTTGATCTCGGCCTTATCTGTATCTATCTCGGTGGTTTTCAACGCCTCGTCTAATTCCGCGTTCTCTTTTTCTAACTCGTTTATTTTCTCTTGTAATTTATCTTGTTTTTCCTCTATCTTAGTTCTTTTTTCTCTTGCCTTATCCTCTTTAACTTGAGCCTTTTCAATATCGTTATCGAGGTCTCTAATTTCTTTTGTTAATTCTTTTTCTCTTGCCTTACTTGATTTTTCCTCTATATCGGTTTTTTCTTTTTCCTCAAATTCAGCAATAGCAATATCCGCTAACTCTTGCTTTTCCTCAGTAGTTAGCGTTTCTTTATTTTTAATCTTTTGTTGTAACTCCTCTTTCCGGGCCTGTCTGTTAGTAGTTTGATTTTCTTGTTCAGACATTTTAGCACTCGTATTTACCATTTCCTCTTTAATAAGGTTTTGGTAATCTTGCTCATATTTAATCTCGTCTTTTAATTCTGATAATCTGCTTTGCTCATCCGGAGATAAATTTTTCTTTTTGCTCAGAGAGTTATATTCGCTTTGCATGGACTCTAAATGTTCATTACTTAAATCTAATTCAGACTCTAAC